CCGTAGTAGGAATTGAAACTGGACAGGCAGTAATGCTTGCAGGACTCCTAGGTGTAGCAACAGTTATTGAAAGACTGGCAAGGGCTTTTTTGGACGATGGAAGGCTATCATTATCAGAAATAAATGATGCCTTTAGAACGGTAGATAAAAAGGCTAATTAGTCATTATCACCCATAATTGACAGCCCCTCTAGGCAATGGTATACTTAATTATACCTATCTGGAGGGGCTTTCGCATGACCGTTATTGCTGTTTTAAAACATGAAGACAAAGTTTATATGGCTGGAGATCGTGGTGCATCAGATGATGGAACCATTCTAGCACTTGAAGCACCAAAAGTTTGGAAGACTGGTCCCTATTTAATTGGATATGCAGGAGCAATGGACGGAGAAAGAATTCGTCACAATTTTAAACCAACTGCTCCCACTCTCAAAGATACAGATAGATTTATGCATACAAAGTTTGTTAAAGAACTGCGTGAATTTTATAATGAGTTCTGGGTAGACACATCTAAAGATGGAGACCTTGGTTTGATTATTGCAGTTCGTGGTCAAATCTATGAGCACAGTTCTGCTGATATGTCTTTATCTAAGTACACACTTCCTTACCTTGCAATGGGTTCTGGAGCAGAGTATGCTTATGGGGTTTTGTATGCAACAGATAAACAAAAAAATGCAAGGAACAGAGTAATGCAAGCAGTAAATGCTGCTATTAAATTTAACCCATCTTGTATGGGCCCAGTTGACATTGTCAGTCTTTAGGAGTATACTTTTAATATGAACCACTTGCACGAAGATTTATCACCAGAAGAACAAGAGTTCGGTATCTGGCTTGAAAACGGTATTGAAAGAGGATGGGTAACACCTCCTTATTGCAATACCCACGATGGCGGATATGAATATATGGACGAAGAAGAAGTTGAAGAATGGGACCAAGGTGGAGACCCATGTTGTCATGTCATAAGACTGATGATCTCTTAATAGAAAAGGAATAAAATGAAAAAAGTACTACTAGCACTACTATCAGCAACACTATTGATTACAATAACACAACCAGCACAGGCAGAAGATCAGAAGGTTCTTGCCATTATCGATTCTGCAATTAATGCAAAGAACTTTCCATCAATCATTCAAGAGGCTTGTTTCACAACCGTAAAGTCTTCTATTCCTACTGAAAATATGTCTTGCCCTAATGGGGAACTATTTATGGAAGGTCCAGGATCAGCATCTGCACCATGGCCAAAGTCAATTAATAATGCAACATATCACGGAGACACGATGGTCAAGTCTGCATTGACAGTTAATCCAAATCTAAAGATCGTTTTTGTTAGATTTAATGATGTTACCAGCCTTGGTAATTCACGAGGAGATGTAAGAGCATTGACTTCAGCAATCAAGTGGGTATCAGAAAATGCAGAAAAGTACAGCATTGATGCTTTGTCAATTAGCCAATCTACAGTAAGTCCAGACAACTTGCTACTATGCTCAACAAATACAGTAGTGATTAATTCATTTGCATCACTAAATTCAAAGAATGTTCCAGTATTCGTTGCAGTTGGAAATGATAGACGAAAAGATGTAGTTGGATTTCCTTCATGTGTTAACGGAGCAATTGGCGTTGGAGCACTTGGAAACGCAACACAACTTGAGGGACTAACTAATACAGGACCAGGGCTCGATATGGTTGCACCTGGAAAGGTACGAGTCACAAAGTACAATGGCTCACCAACAGACACTGCTGGAAGTTCTGTAGCGACTGCAGTATCAGCAGCATCTTATGTAAATCGCAATACCTTTAAAACATTTGGAGAGTACCTGGCATCTCTTCCAAAGATTTTAATTGGCACTGCATCATATATTCGTAACTAAATAATAGTCCTGGGCATGACTAAAACTGCCTACTTTGCCCTATAACTCAGTTGGTAGAGTGCCGAACTGTTAATTCGGATGTCCCTGGATCGAGGCCAGGTGGGGCAGCGTATGGTGTATAATTGCTATATAAGAAATTAATAGGCAGGAAACAGACAATAAGGGAGATAGTCAATGCTAAACACAAATGGACCTGTGCAGTATAGTCACAGAGAACATAAGTTTTTTGAAAGATATTTAGATAATGATTTAGATGAACTTGCTAAGTTTTTAGAAGTTAAATATCAACTAATTAAAGATGCACAACTTCGTGGTGTCAGCACAATGGAAAATGACGAGGGAGTATGGTTAGAGTCTGGAAGTTTATCGACTGTAAAATGGAGAGAATATAATGTCTTTCAACTTTATCATCCATCTTTGCATAAGTTATACTTAGAACTATCAAATACAGTTAAAGAGGCTTGTCTTTATTACGGAGTAGATTTTGAAAAACAGCAATACTATGTTCAGGGTTGGTTCAATATTAATGAAGCAGGAAATGGAAAACTAAACTGGCACGATCATGGTGCCCCAGGTGCTCCTAATTTTCATGGATACTATTGTGTAAAGGCTGAACCATCAACTACATACTACAGACTCTTTGGCGATCCAAACAGAGAAGTTGCAAATCATAACATTGATAATAGAATGATTGTTTCAGAAATGGGTCATCCACATGCACAGGGTGATTGGGACTGGCCTGGATCAAGAATTACAGTTGCCTATGATATTCAGCCTCTTAAGTCTTTACTGAATGCTGGTAAGCATACAATAGAGCAACATTGGATACCATTACTTTAAAATGAAAAAAATAATTAAAATTATAAAATATTATATTATTAAAAGAAAAATTAAAAAAAGTTCTACAGATAACGACTATATTTATTAATTTGGAAAACAATGCTAATATTAGGGATTAATGAAACCTCTCACGACGCATCTGTATCTTTAATTAAAGATGGAGAAATACTTTTTGCTGGGCATGCAGAAAGATATAGCAAACAAAAAAATGACTGGTACGTGAATGATAGTTTAATAAAAGATGCTTTACAGTACGGTACACCAGATCACATAGCCTACTATGAAAAGCCCCTTCTAAAGGCCTCCAGGCTGGCCTTAAGGGGTGGCTCTGGGGAATGGAAGCCAAGGTTTAACATAGAGGGTATTCCAAGAAAATCTTTTAGCCATCACTATTCCCATGCAGCAGCAGGTTACTATACCAGTAACTTTAATGATGCTGTTATCGTGGTCTTAGATGCTATTGGAGAATACAATACTTCTACAATCTGGACAGGTGAAGGAAATAAGATTAAGTTAAAATACAAGCAAAACTATCCAGTCAGTTTTGGATTATTTTATTCAGCCTTCACGCAGTTGATTGGACTTATGCCAAACCAAGAAGAATACATTATGATGGGTATGGCTGCTTATGGAGACTGGACAAAGTATTACAGAAAAGTTGATGCATATTTTCCAAAGTATGATCAACAAAAGTATAACTTTCATAAAGGAATTAATGATTGGGGATGGATTGAATCAGAGCAGGATAAGTTTGATATTGCTGCTGCAGTACAGGTAGTATATGAGCAAAGATTAAATGAGTTTATGCGTAAGGCAAAGTTGTTGACTGGTAAAAGAAACCTAGTATTTATGGGTGGTTGTGCACTTAACTCCTCTGCAAACACATTGTTGTGGAAAATATTTGATATGATTTGGATTATGCCAAACCCTGGTGATGCTGGAAGTTCATTGGGTGCAGCAGCAGCCCTATATGGAAAGCATCTTGATTGGAAGACTCCTTATCTTGGCTATGACCTTGGTGGAGAGTACCCTGTTCAGAAAATTTTGGACGGCATATTGAAAGACGGAATCGTAGCAGTAGCATCAGGAAGAGCAGAGTATGGCCCAAGAGCATTGGGAAATAGATCAATTCTTGCAGACCCAAGAGATCCATTGATTAAAGACAAAGTTAATCTAATTAAACAAAGAGAATTGTTTAGACCGTTTGCTCCAGTAGTTATGGAAGAGTGTGCCTCTAAATGGTTTGATATGGACTTTACAAGTCCTTATATGCAGTATACAGTTAAGTGCCTACAACCTGACAAGATACCCTCTGTAGTACATGCAGACGGAACATCAAGAGTTCAGACTGTAAACAAAGAGCAGCATCGTGGATTATGGAGAGCAATCAATAAGTTTTATCTTAAAACTGGCGTACCAGTTCTTTTAAATACAAGCCTTAACATTAAAGGGCAGCCATTGCTTAATGATGAAACCGACATTATTAAATGGGAAAAAGAATATAACTTCACAATCTGTAGGTAAAGTGCTATAATAGTATAAGAGAAAAAGGAGGCCAGACATGGCAACAAAAGGATCAGTAGAAGCAATCATTGAGGTTGCAAAAAAAGAAGTTGGAACTATAGAAGGTCCAAAGGATAACGAAACAAAATATGGCAAGTGGACTGGGATGAATTTTCAGCCATGGTGCCAGTCATTTGTTTCTTGGTGTGCATTTACTTCAGGGCTAGATCCAAAGAAGTATCCAAAGTCTGCATCAACCATAGCAGCGTCAGACTGGTTTAAGAAGAATGATCGTTGGTCAGATGCTCGTAATGATGATCCACAAGCAGGAGACTGGATTTATTTTGATTTCCCAGAAGATGGTGTAAATCGTATTTCACATGTTGGTATTTGTATTAAGAACAATGGCGATGGAACAATTCAAGTTATTGAAGGAAACACTTCAGGAACTGCAAAGGGCGATCAGCGTAACGGAGGAATGTGCGTAGAGAAGACTCGTGGTTATGTAAAAAACAACAAGAAGAAGTTGCTTAATGGAGTTGTTGGTTGGGGTCGTCCAGTTTATCCTGGTGAAGATAATGCTCCTCTTCTTAACAAGGTGGCAGAATCAGTTGTATCAAAGCCAGTAGTAAAGAAGCCAGTAGTAAAGAAGGCCAAGTAAATGGAGTCAACTAAGAGAACATTACTAAAGACAGCAAGTTGGGAGATATTTCATCTTGTTGGTGTTGCTGGTGTAATCTATTTGTTTACTGGTGAATGGGAGTATGCAAGCCTTGGTGCTCTTATTTATATTGGTTGGGAAGCCCTTGGATACTTTTTACACGAAAGAGTATGGGCAAAGTTTGGGAAAGGAATAAAGTAATGCGTATTAAAATAATTAGGTTTGTTGTTAAAGCACTTGGTTATCAGTGGGGCGGAGACGCACTCAGTGCACCAGTCTGGACAGTAAAAGCAAAAAAGAAGAAGTAGTCTATGGCACTGTACGAATATGACTGCATGCCATGTGCACAAAGATCTACCAAAGAAAGATCTATTCAAGAAGATGATCCTGGATATAAGTGTGAAACTTGCAATTCACCTTTAGTTCGTGTATACTCTAGCGTAGGTTCAGTTTTTAACGGTAGTGGATTTTATTCCACAGATAATAGGAAAAAGTGATAACTAAGATACCAGAAGGACAAATCTGCCAAGCATTTGATCCAAGAATGATTATGACTAACGAGTTATTAAAAAGCCATAGGGCTGAGGAGCAACCCAACACATCCTGTGTAGTACCAGCATATGTTTATATAGAGGGAAAGCATGGTAAAAAGTTTCTTTGTGATACACATTACTACTACGAAATATACATGAATAAGCAATGTTATTCAGCCCCCAATCATTCTTTTTTAGAAATTGCACAATATCTAATTAATGAGACAGAAAGAGTAAAAGAAACATTTGCAAAAAATATAACAAGTACAGAAACACTTGGCCATCTGTGCTGTTTAACTAATTATTACAACAAGGGTGGTAAAGATTGTAGTGCTGATGCTTTGGTAAAACTCAACGTTATGACACGTCCTGTTGGCAAAGTAAATTTTATTTCAACTCTAGATCCAGACAATATTTCAAAAGATCTTTTTTATTGTAATTTTCATTTCAGAAGAACCTATGCCAGATACATTAATAATGGCGTTGTGTTTGAAGATTACTTTAAGGTATTAGACGAAAGATATAGAATGACAATGACTATTGACGAAGAAGCAAAAAGACTTACGTACTTTTAAAGGAAAAAATGATAACGAATATACCAGAAAATCAAACATGTCAAGCATTTGATCCGATGATGATCATGCCAGAAAAAACAGCACACATTACAAAATTTTTAAAAAAGCCTAGTACTTCTTGTGTTGCACCAGCCTATGTATATATTGAAGGCACACACGGAAATAAATTTTTGTGTGATTATCATTATCATTATGAAAAATTTAATGGAAACTATCTTGACTATGATAAAAATGGTTTAATAGATAAAAGAGAGACTGTTCTTATCGATGAAAGAGAAAGAGTTAAAGACACTTTTGCAAAAAATGTAACAACAGAAGAGACACTAGGGAAATACTGTTCTATAAGAAGCGATAGAGGACGCACAACCAGTACAAAAAATGACTGCGTGGCAGAAGCACTTGTTATGGCAACCGACAAATATGGCAATTCTGTGTTTTTTTGTAACTTTCATTACAGAAAAATTTATTATAGGTATTCTAGCAATGGGTCAAAATATGAAGATTTTTATGACATTTTAGACGAAAGATACAGAATGACCAGCACAATCATTGAAGAATCTTTAAACCTAGAATGCATATAGTATTTTGACAATCCTGCTTTTTTAGTGTATAATTAAGAATGTAGTAAAATTTTATCCAACCATCAATTAAAATAGGAGTATACTATGTTTACAATGATTAAAGACGAAGTAAAGCAAGATTGGATACTATCGCCCTTAGACAGGTGTGACAGATGTAATGCTGAAGCCTTAGTTAAAGTAACTGGAATTAAGGGAGATCTTCTTTTCTGTGGTCATCACTACAACAAGATCATGGCAATTCCAGACGGCTATAACAGCATGATGTCTTTTATGGTTAGTATTGTTGATGAGCGGGAAAAACTAGATAAGGATTAAAAATGATTATTCAGATTATAGGTCTTCCAGGTTCAGGAAAGACAGAGTTAGCCAAGGCACTTAAAGAACGTATTAACGCTATTCATCTTAATGCAGATGAGGTTCGTGCAACTGTAAATTCAGATTTAGGGTTTACACCAGAACATAGAATTGAGCAGGCTCGTCGCATGGGAGAAATGGCAAGACTAATTGCAAAGCAGGGCGTTGCCCCAGTCATTGTTGATTTTGTTTGCCCAACAGATTTAACTCGTGCAGCATTTGGAAAGCCAGACATTTTGGTATTCATGAACACGATTGAAGAAGGAAGATTTGAAGACACCAACAAGATGTTTGAAATGCCAACAGACTATGACATTGCTTTTATAAGCCATGAATGGGATGCAAATGAAAAGGCATCGGTAATCATTAATCAGTTTAACCTACATGACTGGTCTGCACCTACAACTCTAATGCTGGGTAGGTACCAGCCATGGCACGAAGGCCACCACGCCCTTTACAAGGAGGCTGGTAAGAGAACTGACCAAGTACTTCTTGGCGTCCGTAATACATACAATACAAGCGAGAAAGATCCACTTAAGTTTGATCAGGTAAAAGAATATATTGCCAAGGATGAATTTATGGACGGTGCATTAGTATTAAGACTGCCTAACATTACCAACATTGTATATGGTCGTGATGTTGGATACAAGATTGAACAAGTAGATTTGGGGGCAGACATTCATGCTATATCGGCTACGCAAAAACGTAAAGAGATGGGCATCTAAAGTCTGGAACTTCATCACTAAGCCAAGCAAAATTGAGTGGCCATCATGAATGTAACCAAACAAAGATCAGCCTTAAAAGCAATTACATGGCGTATAATTGGAACAGCAGATACTTTTGTAATATCTTGGGCAATAACCAAAGAGCCAGTTACGGCTGGCGCAATTGCAAGTTTCGAGGTATTTACAAAGACAATCCTTTATTACTTCCATGAGCGTGGTTGGAATAAAATTAAATGGGGGAGAAAATAATGTTATCAATAATTAAACAAAAAAGACAAGAAGACTGGAGATATTTATATTATGGCAATCATGATGTAAATGATATTTTAAATAAACTTTTATCTTACCCAGAAGAAGAATGGTGGATTGATAGAACACGCCAACAAATGTTTCCTTTTGTTCATAAGGAGACAACAACTATTTTTGTGTCAGAGATTATGGGATGGCAACTAGGACAACCTCTTGAGCCAACATTTAGACTTAAAGATCCAGAACTTTGGAAAATGATAGAGCCAATAATTAACCATTATGAAAAAAAACATGATGGGAAAATGGGCAAAGCAGCATTTTTAAGATTGCCTGGCAGTAAGGTTGTTCATAAGCATTGTGATGAGGGCGATTATTTGGGACTTGTTCATAGGCACCACATAGCAATTCAAACAAATGAAGATGCTATTTTTTCAATTGATACAGAAGAAAAGCATATGAAGGTTGGAGATTGTTGGGAAATCAACAACGCAAAAACTCATGGAGTAGCAAATAATGGTACAACAGATAGAATTCATCTATTGTTTGATATCATGCCAAACAAGTATATTAAATAGGAGAAGATAATGTTTGAATATTATGTAAAGAAAGTAACAAAGGTAGTTGATGGAGATACGATTGATGTCGATATTGATTTAGGGTTTGACATTTCTTTTAGTTCAAGAGTCAGACTGGCTGGTATTGATACCCCTGAGTCTCGTACAACAGATAAGGCTGAAAAGGCTTTAGGACTAGAAGCAAAGGCTTATTTGAAGCATGCTATCGACGGTGCTAAGTCTGTTGTGATCAAGACCGAGAAGATAGATTCTTCAGAAAAATATGGTCGTATTCTTGGTTGGGTTTATCTTGATGGAGATACCGTTTCTATTAATGATAAGATGATTAATGATGGACACGCTTGGGGATACATGGGAGAGACAAAGGTAAAAGATTTTACAGCACTTGCAAAGGCTAGAGCAAAGTCTGGCAAGTAATGATAGATTTTAAAATTAAGATAATAGAAAATTTTATAACTTTAGAAGATGCTGATGCACTTGTGAGTTATATAAAAAATAACTATTCAGACAGAACAAAATTCTATACGCCTCTAAAGCATAGGATTGAAAGAAAAATAAGGTATGAATCACACATACCAGAACGAAATACATTTTCAAATCATCCAGAAATTTTACATTTACTAAAAAAATACTCTGATAAATTTTTATCAGAATGTGATCTTTTTTTTAAAGATACTGAAAAAATATACTTAACAGCACAGTGGATGACTATGCTAGGACCACAAAGTAACCTTCCAGCGCATGTAGATAACCATAAAGGTTCAGAGCATTTTTTTAGAAGCGGTGTAATTTATTTAAATGAAGATTTTGATGGAGGATATTTAAATTTTCCAGAGAGAGATTTTACAATTAAACCAAAAAAGTTAAGTCTTGTTATTTTTGATTCTAGAGAAGTACACAAAATACAAGAAGTTTTGTCTGGTGTAAGAATAGCAATGCCTATTTGGGCAACAAATATAAAAGAAAAGGAAGTATCTTATGAACTTTAAAAATATAAGAAGTCAAGCAATGGTAGAGCATTTAATTATGCAGGGAGCCATAGAAATGGCTGGTATAGATGAAAAAGGCGAAATGCTTTATTCAATAACAGACAAACTTGAGTTAGTCAATCCAGGAATTTATGCAGAATTAACAGAACAATACAAGCACCATATGTTTCAAATGATAAAGCAAGGCCCCAAAGCAATGAACTGGAGACTTAGGGTTTAGAGAAAAGTGATACAATGGTTACTTGGGGGTATTTATGAATAACTTGCTAGGTGCATTGGCTTTAACTGTTCCTTTATTATTAATAATAGGATATGTGGTATTCTTTAGAAATAAAGAAGTCTATAAGCCTATGATGACCCAGTCTATGCTTCATAATCAATACTCTATGCAAAAAAAATATATTGAAAAAGTCAATAGAAAAAGCCAGTCAAAGACTCGTAAAGCAAAAGAAAATGTTAGAGTAATTATTGTTGAAGATACTGCTTATTGGATCCAAGATAATGCTTTTTATACAGCACCAATGATAAATAATTTAATTAGCAAAGACTCTGCTATACAAGTTGACACCATGCACATGGATAAGGTACAATTAGACAAGATGTTGTTCATAATGGACAAACTAAGAGAAGGGATTAGCGATGATAGTAGGGGTTCAGGGAACTAGTAGTTTCGATAACTACCAGATTTTTCTTAGATCTATGGCCGTTGCCCTTTCTGAGTTACCAGAGGAAGATAAAAACTTTCACATATACTCTGCAGGACCAAACAATATCAACATGATGGCTATGGAATTTTCAAACCTATCTGAAAAGGGAATGAAGTTAAGAGGCAAGTCTATTAAGTTTATTAGGGTAACTCCTCAGTGGCTAGAAGAAAACATATCAGAAATTAATCACTTTGCTTTTTTGTCTAATCCAAAAGAGCCAGTATCAAAAACAGTTAATATATCAAAACTAAACAATATCAATACAAACGTATACAACTTCTAGCCATTGTTGACAAACATTGTCAAATGTGTTAGAATTTAGTATGCTTCAAATGTGCTTTGGCACACAAACAGATTGGAAAGATTATGAAATTAGTTAATTCTTTAGATGCTATGGAATCAATAGTAGAGAAGAACAGACAACTATCATGGGATGGTTGGACAGTAGTTGAGACATTCCCTTCAGAGAAAGCCTACTACTCAAAGTTTGGCATTTATAAAAACAACAAGTGGCAAATGAAAAAAGAGTTTATTCCTTCTAACAAAGGGTGGGAAATTCCTGATAAGTATGTGATCTAAGTGAATAAATTTAAATGGAAAGATAATGCAGTCTGCTTAGACTATGACACAAACTTATTCTTTGAAAAATATGAAGATGACGAATTACTAAGGCCAGCAATTGATGCACTGTGTTCTTCTTGTCCAGTAAGAAAAGAATGTTTTTCTGTTGGAATTTCAGGCAAAGAATGGGGAGTATGGGGTGGTGTATACTTGGAGAATGGCGAAATATCTAAAGAGTTTTCTAGTCACAAAAGTAAAGACGAGTGGGGTAAAACGTGGCAGTCCCTGACCATGGAGTAATATGTATACAGATGAAATGAGAAGGGCTTTTAGATCATTGCAATGCCCAAAAGGTTTTTCTTTACAAGTAATAGACAATGACCATTTTATAACAGTAAAAGCAAAAGAAAAAGAATTTATGTCTTTACAAACAGTTGAAAAGAAAAAAGAAGCGATAGAGTATATGATCCGTGTAAAGAAGGCATTAGAAGACAATGGTGCTATAGTTTTATTAGTTCGTGAGGGTGGAAAAGAGATTTGAAAAATATAGTTGTAGTAGGTGGTGGCACAGCAGGATGGTTAACAGCCCTTGCTGCACAAAAAAGATACCCCGAACACTTAATTACTGTAATAGAAAGCACAGAAATAGGAATTCTTGGAGCAGGAGAAGCATCAACAGTATCTCTTATTGGATTTTTAAAATATTTAGATATACCAATTGAAGAACTGATAAAAGAAACAAAGTCAACAGTAAAAGTAGCAATTAAGTTTAATAATTTTAATAAAGATGATGAGAGTTATTACCATGAGTTTGCTATTAATAAGTTTAATCCAAAAACAAACAAACTTTATTTAAATAATAAAGATGGCAAGATTTATCCCGTATTGCATCTTTATTGTATGTCACAAAATTTACCAGAAAAAGAATATAAATTAAGTGCTATGGCTTTAGATTCAAATAATTTGCCATTTGTAAGTAAAAATGAAGATCCACTAAATATATCCGACTTTGATATATATAACACGTATGGAATACATTTTGATGCTAGAGAAATGGCTAAGTTTTTATCAAAAATTGCAATAGATCGGGGAGCAATTCACATAGATTCAACAGTAGATAATTTTATTCAAGATAGTGATGGAAACATAGAAAATATTGAATTAGCCAATGGTTCGACAATCAGTACAGATTTTGTTTTTGACTGCACTGGCTTTTATAGAGTAATAAATAAAAAAGTTTTTAACACAGAATGGGTAAGTTTTTCAAATAATTTACCAGCCAAAAGAGCAGTACCATTTTTTCTTGATATTGATAAAGATGAGGTCCCAGCGTATACTGAGTCAACCGCTATGAACTATGGCTGGATGTGGAAGATCCCATTACAGCATAGATACGGATGTGGTTATGTTTTTGACTCTAACTACATAACTGATGAGCAGGCAATATTAGAAATTGAAGAAAAACTAGGGCATAAGATTAAGTCTCCAAAAACATTTAGTTTTGAACCAGGATACTACAAGACGATATGGAATAAAAATACTATAGCAGTAGGTCTTTCAGCAGGGTTTGTTGAACCTTTAGAGGCAACATCAATTATGCAGTCTGTAGAAACTCTTAATCTTATTTTTAAAAATGATCATGATATCTTTGATCCAAAAGATTTAGCAAAAACTCTTAATGAAAAGTATTCTTCTGATTGTGAAGAAATTCGTGATTTTTTATACCTGCACTATATGACAAACAAAACTAATACAGACTTCTGGGCTAATTTTACTAAAAACAATACAATGCCAGAAAGTCTTAAGAATACTCTTGAAATCCTCAGCACTGTAAACTATGTTGAACTAGATATGTATTATTTTAGTAAGATAGGTTATTATATTATTATGTA